GCAAATATGTGTATTCTCGTATATAGCTCCTATAGAGATTTGTGTGATTCAGTTGATTCAGTGATTCAGTACAAAAAATGACAGGTTTTTAAATTGCTGCGACAATAGATTTAAAATTTGCACGGTAAGTTTCTCCCTTACACCATTCGACCTTCTTTGAGAATTCATTGAAGGTTATTTTTTTATTAAGAGTTTAAGATTATGAGTTCAAGGTTTGGAGAGGTAAGCTGGCGAATGCCCGGTAATGCCCTGCAAGAGGAAAAGGATAGAACGAGAGGTGGCGGTTATGATCGATCTGTGTTTATATGTCCTACCTGCAAAAATAAAAAAAGTAGTAGAGAGCATAAAGCGCTTAAAGGTAAATGCAGTAAACAACTACAACAAAAATATTTTAATGAAGGTGGGGAATGAATATAGTAATGATTTTGACGCTGTTATTAGTTTGGGCAATACCTTTGGTAGGGATTTGTTATTTCGTGGCGTTGATAAGCGTTAAAAGCTGTTTATGGGCTATGGATAAGTATGATGAGGATGAATACAAATGAATAAAGAAGTGATTAGAGTTATTGAAGAAAATATAGCTGAAATGTTTGATGAGGTTGAAAGTAATTGTGTTGAAACTGAACTTATCCTAACTCATATTGAAGTAGCTATTAAAGCACTTGAGTATTTTAAGAAAGAACAAGTAACGGATGATTTTATGGTGTTTTGTAGAACAGGAAAATACCCTGTTTAACTGGCCTTTAATTTCTTTTCCGCCTATTAATTTATGGAATTACCCTATGCTTAATGATGAAATAGATAAACCTGCTCATTACAATCTGGGCGGTATAGAGGTCTGGGATGCAATAGCTGCATGGGGATTGGGTTATAATCTTGGGAACGTGGTCAAGTATGTAGCACGAGCTGAACATAAAGATGCTCAATTAAGAGATTTGAAGAAAGCCAGAGCTTATCTCAATCGTGAAATTAATATTATTGAAGGTCTCTGATGGATGAGGCAGATTTTGCATCAGTTCAAGAAGAAAGGTTATTGGAGCTATACATCAAAGCTGCTAGAGGTATACCATTAGTGATTGATGGGGATGGGCATTGCCTTTGGTGTGAAGCCGTTATTGAGCTTGGAAGATGGTGCGGTACTGAGTGCAGGGATATGTGGGAAAGGGAGTAAGCATCCTTCTTGCTTGCCTATGTGCTTGCTTGCCTATGTAGTTATGTAATAATGATTAATTGGAGAATACAAAATGGCTGTTGATAAAGTGATTGGGGATAATATGGGGGCTTCATTAGGTGGTAAAGCTAGAGCAGAGGCATTATCTTCTGAAAAGAGAAGCTCAATAGCAGGAGAAGGTGGAAAGGCTAGAGCAAACGAACTATCACCTGAGCGTAGGTCTGAAATTGCTAGTCAAGGTGGGAAGGCTAAGAATGACAAATGAAGCTGCGGCTATGGGGTTTATGCTTATGGCTTTGTTTATGTTTACATGGTGGAGATGGTGAGGTGGGGGATGTTTTAGGTCGCTTTATTTTAAAATGGTACTAAGATGATAAATACCTTATAGATTGTGTGGTATTAGTTTGGTATCGAGTTAGTATCGAGTTAGTATCGAGGCGGTATCGAGGGGGTATCAGTTTAGTATCAGTTTAGTATCAGCATCTAAATTTTGGGCAAGTTGGTCTGGCCTCCATGGGGCTCGCCTTGTCGGCCGTCATTGCTATGTCTTTTCAGAGTTAAGCAATGTTACACGATATATTTTTAAAGAGCAATAAAAATATTATTTTTATTTATTTATTTTTAACTCAAGTTAGTCATAGCAATGACAAGCGCGCGCGTTATGAGATGCAGCGCTGGCGTAGATACTACGCGTTGAGTGTATGTATTATCAATCTTATTTTAAATAAAAGTTGGTGCTGGATGCTGGTGTGCTGGTGTGCTTGATGCTGGTGTGCTGGTGTGCTGGTGTGCTTGATGCTGGTGTGCTGGTGTGCTGGTGTGCTTGATGCTGGTGTGCTTGATGCGTAGGCAAAAAAAAGCCGGCTATGATGCCGGCTTGTTGGTTTGTGGTTAAGGATTATTTAGAATAAGAATACAAACGCTCTAATTGAGCTTTATTTAAAATCATATCTTTGCCAGATATCGAGGCATATTCTACTTCAGACGAAGTATATCCTTTGATGACTTGGTATCCGCCCAGGCTGCGGTTATAAAACAGACTACAGCCATTTTGTATGATTGCTGCTTTGCATTCTTTCTTCTTTTTTAACAAGCTAGTAACTGTTTCCATTTTTCATTCTCCAATTTTATTATTAAAATAAGTTGTCAGCGCTTGACTGACAACTAATGATTTATTACGTTCTTTTTTTAGCAGCTCGATAAGCTCAATCGAGAGAGTAAAGCTCATCGGCTGCTTTTTATCAGCAACCTTAGGTCTGCCTACTTTTTTAAGTGTCATCAGCTTAGTCCCGCACCGGCATGATGATATATATGATATTGTCTTCAGGCCTAAAATAACCGACATCTGCTAACACTCTAAAATACTTAAAACTATCGTTACCCATGTATTTATTTATATCTTTTTGAGCTTCGCCAACAAATTGCCAGTTAAATTGATGCTGGACAACATCATTAATATTATGCTCTTTAATTTTAGTAATAAATTTATCAAAGTTAGGATATACATGATCAATAGGTTCAAATATTTCAATCTGATTTAAACATTGAAGTTCATAACGACCATTTATTTTAAAAATACAAACTTCACTGTTTTCATGTTTTGCGCCAATCTTTTTTAATAGTGCTTTTATAGTATCAACGGGCACAATTATGCTATCGTCAGGAATCTCATTGTAGCAATCACTTATACAACATAGTCGCTGACCGTCGCTACCAACGATAGTGTCTTGTTTTATTAAAATCCCATTCAGATAAAATCTAATGTGTGCTTTTTTAGGTGTTGCGCTTAGCGCTAGTCTTAAATGTTTGATTTTCATGTTTATTTTCTCTTTGGTTTAGTTTATTTTTAAAAATAGTCATTATCAACACAATGTTGATAATATTTAGCATACTCATATTTAACAGTAGCGTTAGTTATGTCATAATCTTTTAACGCTTCTAACGCGTCGCTTGTATCGCCTGTTATTTGACATTCGTGATTCGCCAATTCGTACCAGATTATATCTTTTAATGCATTGTTTTCTAGCTCCCATTTTATTTTAAGAGCGTAGCTATTATTTAATTGTTTTGTTAGCACTAAAGCGTTGTTTTCTGGACAATACAAGCCGCCGCCTAAGCTTTTATATTTTTTACTTGCGTCGCTTGCAAGTGCCCATTGTTTAGCGCTAAATGCAAAAAAAGCGCCATTATCATCTAAGATTTTTGTTTGTTCCGCTGAATTGTTAAAATGTTTCATAGCATCACATATCACCATTATTAGCTAAAGAATACACGTCAACGCCGCCGACGATGATATGATCTAGTACTCTAATATCAAACATATTCGCACAATCTTTAATTTTTTTTGTAATTGTTTTGTCAGCTTGAGAGGACTGACAATTGCCCGAAGGATGATTATGAGCAAAAATTAGAGCGGCTGCATTATAAGCCAAAGCCTTTTTTATGACCTCTCGAGGATATACGCTAGCGCCGTCTATAGTGCCCGTAAAAAGACATTCATGTTTTATAAGCGCGTGCTGATTGTCTAAAAAAAGGCAATGAAATTCTTCGTGCTCTAAGCCCGCTAATTTGATTTTTAGATAGTTTTCGGTATCTTCTGGACTTTTAAAATAATGCTCTTTTTTTATTAGTCTTGACTCTAAAATCAAAAGAGCTTTTTTAATAGTCATATCGTCACTATCTATAGACTTAGCACTATAAATTGATGATTGTTCATTTTTTATTTTATTCATTGTATTCAGGTCTTATATTGTTAGTTAAAATTGGCGGTTTTCACGCCGCCGTCGGTTTGTGTGTTTATTGATTCCAAAGTTTATTGGCGCTTAACCACATGCTATGGCGGCCGCTGCTATGATGTATCTTCACTGACATAATAAACATCATATCATCTTCTTTTAGTAATATTTTATAGGCAGCGCCTTTGTATATAATGATAGTCATGATGTAATCCTTAAAAAGCGTCTCAGATATTGAGGCGATGTAAAGATTATACACGACTTTTAAATAATATCAAAACTTTTAAATAATATTTTTTATGTATATATAAGTGTAGAGCCCAAGCCTATCGCAAGTGTGGTCATACCACCGTAGGTGATGCTGCCGCTGGTCATGCCCAGACCGGTTAACTGCATACTGGTCAGGTTGCCGGTATAGTTGCTACGAATGTTATGTTATAACATCACATCATGGTGAATTAAACGGCGTTTAATTAAAATCCCTTTTGAATGGGCTTTATAGGGCAGGGGAGTGATAAAAAGCCCTGTAGGCCACGGAATACGGGCAATTTAACATAATATACATTATGCGAAGTTTTATGTTATTGTGTATTATCCATTAAAATCAACCTCCCCCCTGCTGTGGTTATTACTCTAAGTCATTGATTTGTATACTGTTTTTAGCCAAGTAGGGGGGGGTAGGCAGCAAACCCTATAAAACAAAGCATCTGACTAAGCCTCCCTATAAAATTTACAAAAAACCAAATTGCCTTTTGTGATACGATACAATCACATAAGCAAAATATACGTGAGTAAAATATGGGAAGACCAACCGGAAGACACCCCGAAGGAGTCTCTAACAAAGACCTAACGCCAAGTCAAAGTAGATTTTGTGAATTAATGATTGCAGGCCACGGATCATGCAGTTCTTATGCTTTAGCGTACGAAATAGAGGTAACAGAGGCCACCAAGTCAAGTTTAGGGCAACGAGGGGGTAGATTACTTAATAATCCTAAGGTAATTGCCCACATGGATAAAATCCGTGCGCCTATGCTTATTAGAATGGGGATGACCTTAGAAAGCCATTTAGACACCCTTGAAATGATTCGCGATAAAGCTATAGCTGCTGGTAATTTTGGAGCGGCTTGCTCAGCGGAAGTTGCTAGGGGTAAAGCTGGGGGGCTTTATATAGAGAGGTCTGAATCAACTATACGCAGTCTTAGTGCTAACATAACCGTACCATTAGATCAGCTTAAAGACGTTGCAGCGGCATTATTAACTAAAATATGAGTAATCATTAATGAGTGAAAGCAAAGTATTTACAGAAAGCGAAACAGCACTGGCGAGAGAGTTTTGCCGACAGGATTTTTATTTTTTTGTAAGGTGGATGTTTTACCACAACAAAAATGTAGAGTGGATAAAGAATAGCCACCACGAAGTTATGGCGAAAGCTATGAACGATGTATTCCATAAAAGGATCACTAGGCTTATTATCAACATTGCGCCTCGGTACGGGAAGTGTATTGACCCTACAGCTAGAGTCATGACAACTAGGGGTATGGTTGAAGCGCAAAATATCCTAGTTGGTGATGATGTTTATACTTATGACGATGGATGGCTTACAACGGAGAAATGTTTAGGAACTGAGTCTGCAAGGAAAAAAAGCTTAAAGATTACTATGCGTAGCGGACGTTCATTAACAATGAGCCATGACCACCCAATGCTTGGTATTAATGGATATACCAATGCAGAGGATTTTATTGTTGGGGATAGAATAAGATGCATTAATACTAATGTTGCAACAGGTAATGAAATAAACGATGACGAATTAGCTTTTATTGCTTTTATGATATTTGAAGGCAATTGTACGGGAAAAAATATTAGATTTTCTGGTGATACTAATCAAGGCACAACTACATTTTTAGATGTATGCTCTAAACTAAATATTGAAGTAAAGCAGTATGAATCATCTAAAAAATATGATTATTGCCTTATGGGCGGACAATCAGGTATAGCCAATCAATTATTGATAAAGTACAACATTGCAGGGTGTTCTGCCCTAAATAAGCGATTACCACAAATATTCTTTACATTATCAATGCGTCAAAAATTACGGTTTATTGACATTATGTTTGCAACTGATGGTTATGTTTGTGTTAAAGCAGGACAATTAGGTGTTACTTTAGCTAATAAGAAGTTAATTGATGATATTCAGCAGTTAATGTCTACTTGTAAAATAATTTCAAGCATATCATTTAAAAAGAACAATCATGCTAATGCTTGGGCGTTGCAGATAGGTCGTGAAGAAGGAATTAAGTTATTACCAAGAATTTCTTTTTATCATAAAAGAGAGAACGCATTAAAGCTTCTTGATAAAAAACCACAAGGATTAATTAATACCTATCCATCATCTATTGTGAAGGGTATTAAAGGGTTTTATGCATGGGCTAAGATAAATAAAGGTCGTCCTGCTAATAAAGCTAATATGACGCAGGAGACATTTGATAAATGCGCCGATAAATTTCCTGAGCTTGAAAAGTACAGAAATATTGAATTTTATTGGGACACTATTAAAAATATTGAAGATGTTGGTGAAACAGACCTAATACATTTAAGTATTAACCGGACACATAACTTTATTGTTGAAGGGCTGGTATCTCATAATACAGAAATGGTCATAGTCATGTTTGCCGCATGGTGCTTAGGCCGATACCCTGATAGTGAATTTATACATGCCTCTTATTCTGCTCAATTAGCTGGCGAGAACTCTTTTAATGTAAAAAACATAGTTACCCACCCTGAATATCAGACCATATTCCCTGATGTAAAGCTTAGGTCGGATAGTAAATCTAAAGATCATTGGAAGACTACTAAAGGTGGTGTGTTCTATTCAACAGGTACAGGTGGAGCATTAACCGGATATGGTGCAGGTAAAGAAAGAGCTGAGTTTGGCGGCTGCGTTTTACTTGATGATTTGCATAAAAGCGACGAGGCACGCTCTGACACCATGCGTAATAATGTTATTGAGTGGTATTGCAATACTTTAGCATCACGGGTAAATAGTACGGATACGCCTATCGTTTTAATCATGCAGAGACTTCATGAAAATGATTTATCTGGATTTTTATTAGATGGCGGGAGCGGTGAGAAATGGGATCACATCAATATCCCTGCAATAAATCCTGATGGAACGGCGCTATGGCCTCATAAGCACACAATTGAAAAGTTGCGTGAAATGGAAATGGCTAATGCCTATAACTTTTCAGGCCAATATCTACAAATGCCCTCCCCTCCTGACGGTGGTTTATTTAGACCTGAACAGCTAAAGATAATGGAGATTTTACCTAATGAACCTATAACATGGGTAAGAGGCTGGGATTTAGCATCATCAACTAATGGCGATTATACAGCGGGTGCTAAACTAGGTAGATTGGCTGATGGTAGATTAGTCATTGCCGATATGGTGCGAATTAAAGTAAATGCGGATGAAAGAGACATAGCTATACAGAATACCGCTGCGTTTGACGGTAGAATGTGCAAAATATCCCTTCCTCAAGATCCGGGGCAAGCTGGTAAAACTCAAATACTCTACTTAACCAGACAACTACAGGGGTATAGGGTTGTTTCAAGCGTGGAGTCTGGAAACAAGATTACTAGAGCAGAGCCTTTTGCAGCTCAGGTAAATATCGGTAATGTTTATATGCTACGTGGCGTATGGAATCAAACCTTAGTAAATGAAATGATAATGTTCCCCAATGGAAAATATGATGACCAAATTGATGCACTATCTCGATGCTTTGAGCAATTACTTACAGGTGGCATGGGCTTTAAGATCAGCAGCGCTGCTTTAGAAAGAGCAGCTATTAACAACAGACGTAGGTTTTAATAATGAATGAAAAAAAATTTATAAGCGCCTTAGCGTTAGACAAAGCATCAAAACGACCAGCAAAGCAGAAATTCAAAGCACCTAAGTTAATGGCGGGTGTTGTTCCAGAAGGTAGACAAGCTGCTGTTACTATGGATGATGCTATGGGAGCTTACACTTATAGTAACAATCTATTTTCTACAAACTTTCAAACCTTCCCCGGCTATCCGTATTTGGCGGCATTGACTACGCGAGCAGAGTTTAGGCAAATATCCACCACCATTGCTAATGAAATGACTCGTGGTTGGATTACTATAACATCAACTAAAGATGGTGATGTAGAATATAACAACAAGATCAAAGAGCTTGAAAAGGCAATGACAGACTTTGATATTCAGCCCACTTTGAATAAAGCCATTCTTAATGAGGGGTTATTTGGTCGTGGACAGATCTATATTGATGTTGATGGTCATAATATGGATGATCCATTGGTGATTAGTCATTTCACCATCAAAAAAGGCTCTGTAGTTGGTTTTAAATCAATAGAGCCTATGTGGACTACGCCAAGTGCATATAATGCGCTTAAGCCTTATAAACCCGATTTTTATAAACCAAGAGCATGGTTTATGCTTGGTGAAGAAACCCACGCTTCAAGATTGCTGACATTTATTACTCGTCCTTTACCGGATATGCTTAAACCGTCCTATAACTTTAGTGGTATGAGCCTATCCCAAATGGCGGAAGCGTATGTAGATAACTGGTTACGCACAAGACAAGCCGTTTCGGATCTTGTTAATAACTTTTCTACCACTGCCCTTGCTACTGACATGAGCCAAACTCTAATGGGCGGTAATGGTTCAGATATTGACGCTAGAGCCGACTTGTTTACAATGTTGCGTTCTAATCGCGGCATGATGCTTATCAATAAGGATACTGAGGAGTTGGTACAATTAAATGTACCGTTGAGTGGCTTAAGTGACCTACAATCTCAGGCATTAGAGCATATTTGTTCTGTTACGCGCATACCAGCCATGATTTATACTGGTATTTCACCTGCTGGGATGAACGCATCATCTGATGGCGAGATTCGTATATTTTACGATTGGATACTATCCCAGCTTGAGGCGCATTATCGAACAGGTATGCAAACCATACTTGAAGTTATTCAACTGCACCTATGGGGCGAAATAGACGGTGATATTGGCTTTAACTTTAATCCATTATGGGAACAAAGCTATACCGAGATGGCAAACGTCCGAAAGATGGACGCTGATACTTCAGCCATATATATAGCCAATGGCGTATTAGATCCATCTGAGGTGCGAGAAAAGCTTGCTCATGATCCAGATTCAGGTTATCAAGGTATTGATCTTACTATTGAGATATTAGACCCTAATGAAGGTATGACTAACCCTAATAATCCATTTGAGGATAACAACCCCGACCCTTTTAAAGAAATACCATTTGACCCTAAAGAAAGCACACAAAAGGGTATATCTAGTCAAGAAGAAATAGATAATGCAGACGCTCAGACCGATCCACGCTAATAGAGGTGCAATAGCTAAATATAGAAGGCAACTAGAGGACATCATTAAAGAGATGTCCGATAGCTATCTATATTGGTTAACAGCAGCTTATAAAAAGAACCCTCCCTCTAATATGGCGGTAGACTTATTACCGTCAAAAACTGCTCAGCAGGAGCTGGATAAGCTGCATGAGCAATGGAAGCATAGGTTTGAGCTAATAGCGTTATATCTTGCGTTATTTCATGTTAAAAAGACAAAAAACATTACAGAAAGAATACTAAAGCAAATATTTGGTGGTGCTGGTATTGAGACTGCTTTTATTAATAGTCGCGCTATGCAAGACGCTATAAGCGCCATTGTTGCTGAAAATGTAAGTCTTATACAGTCTATTCCTGAGCAATATCATACCAAAATAGAAGGTATTGTGATGAGGGGGTATTCTAGCGGCTCTGATTTAGACATTATTAGGCAAGAAATACAAGCCGCCTACCCTATTACTAAACGTAGGGCAACGATCATAACCAACGATCAAATATCTAAAATAAATATGGTGGTGCAAAATATACGCTATACAGAAGCAGGTATTACCCACGCTAAATGGGTACATAGTCATCTTGGTGTCCCTAGGCCGGATCATCTTGCTGCGGATGGTAAAATATACGCCATAGCCGAGGGATGCTTAATTGGCGGTAAATATATTCAACCTGCTCAACTTATAAACTGTAAATGTGTAAGCCGCGCCATAATAAACGCTTGACTTGTGTGAAAATATGTTATAATCAAGATTAATAT